AACCAAACACCAATTCCATGGCCTTTCTCTCCTCAGCCGCATCGGCTACAGTCAACGCAACATCCGGCGGCGCCTACTTCTCGCCCTCCAAGCTCCAAGACGGCGGCTCTGCTCGCTTCGCCCTCCTGACCGACGAGCCCCTCGAATTCCACGAGTGCTGGGGCACCGCCCCCGATGGCAGCTCAAAGCCCTTCCGCTTTGAGTTCGATCCCACCTACGAAGACGTCATCGCAGAGCTGGGCAACTACACCCCCCGCGAAGGCCGCGGAGGCCCCGGCACCGCCGACGTAAAATTCGCGATCGCAGTCCCCATCTGGAACTACGAATCCGGCTCTGTCCAGGTCATGCAAATCACCCAGAAGAGCCTCCTCCGCGAACTCGACGCCATCTCCCAGCAGGAGGACTACGCCAACCTCCTCGAATGGGACATGACCATTTCCAAAAAAGGTTCCGGCCTCAACACCGAGTACCGCCTCCGCCCGGCCCCCCGCAAGAAGGGCACCCAAGACACCATCTCCTCCGCCTGGAAGGAAGCCCTAGACGCCGGCTTTGACATCTCCCGCCTCCTCACAGGCGGCAACCCCTTCAAGCCCGCCTGAGCCTCTCCTGGGGGCCTCTCCGGCCCCCTCCCATTCACACCATGCACATCGTCAAAGTCGGCTTCGACCCCACCGCCCTAGCAGAGGTAGACCGCGAAGCCAACGCCGCCGGCCTCAGCCGCGCCGAACTCATCCGCCAGCGCACCCTCACCAGGGGGATTAGTACAAAGAAACTAACCCCCAGCGACTACCACCGCCTCGTCTCCGAAGCCGCCGCCTTCACCCGCGGCGCCCTCGACCGCCGCGAACTCGAAGCCCTCGTCGCCTTCACCATCTCCAAACTCGCGGCATGACACCAGACCGCACCAACGCCCTCGCCGCCCTCCGCCGCTCTGCCTTGGTGCGTGACGACACCGGCCCTCAGCGCATCTACCGCGACGCCGCCGGCAACATCTACCACTCGGTCACCAGCATCCTCTCCGCCACCGCCGACAAGTCCGGCCTCGAAGGCTGGGCACGCCGCCAGAACGCCATCTACGGCCCCGGCGCCGCCGAGCAGGACCGCACCACCGCCGCCACCCGCGGCACCCAAGCCCACTCACAAGCGGAATATTTGCTGAAAACCGCCAACAAGGTCGCCCGCGCCACCGCCAACAAGCGAAACGCCATTCATATCGACCCCCACGGCCTCCCCCACATCCCCTCTGCCGTCTTCCGCTGGGCTCTAGCCCGCACCCTCCCCAACGTCCCACCCGTCTCCCTCTCCGCCAAGGGCTACGCCCGCAGCCTCACCGCCTGGATCGCCGAGCACGTAGTTCAGTGCCACGCCTGCGAATTTTCCATTCACCACCCCGCAGGCTTCGCCGGCACCGCAGATTCGCTCCTTTCAGTCGCGAAAGAAACCCTGGAACAACACGGGGAAGATCCCGCTCTATTCGGGGCGCCATTCATTGCCGACTGGAAAACCTCAGCAAACCGCCGCTCCTCCGAAATGCTGGCGGACTACACGCTCCAGCTAGGCGCCTACTCGCTCGGCCTTGAGCACCTCACCGGCATTCAACCCGCCGGCGCATTCATTGTCGTGGCACGCCGCGTCGGCCCACCCGACGTCACCTACGTCAACCGCCATTCATTACTGCAAGCCCAAGCCGGCTACCTCACCCGCTGCCGCCAGTTCTTTTCGGCCATTCAAGAATCGCATTCAAATTTGCATTCAAAAACGCATTCATAAATTGCATTCAAAAAAGCATTCATAGGCGCTCCGCGGCCTCCGCCCGTTCTGCCCTGGTGCTCACCGCCCAACCACGCGGCCGAGACGCCCCACTGCCCCACGCCAGCGCCGCGGGCATCAGGAGCACTGGTAGCTAGAACGAGAATCATTCTCAAACCGCAGACACAAAAAAGGGCCGACCCGGAGGCCGGCCCACTTGTCACCGGATCAGCTGAACCGCTCCCAGGATCGCCAGCAGACCCCATAGGATCCGCTGCCTCTGCCGTAGGTTCGCCAGCTGGCTCGCCTGCCCCTCTAGCAGCTCCTGGGCATGGCTCAGGATCTCCGCTTTTGGGGAGCGCTCTGTGATGTTCATCTGTCTAGGTGCGATGGGTGGCGCTCACCAGTGAACCTAGGCGCTACCCTCGCAGGCTAGCGAGACTGTAGGAAAACTTCACAATCGCAGACACAGAAAAGCCGGCGCCTTAGCAGCGCCGGCCGTGGGGGTAATGGGGCGGACTTAGCTGACCAGATCTTGCACCACTAGCCTCTGCACGTCAGCAGGCAGCTCAGAAAAACTGATGCGCTTGCCTAGGTGGTTTTTCCTGCCCATCCCTGCGCATGGGAAGTCGATGGGCGCGTGTGGCGATTCCCCGTAGAGCCCAATCCCCTGAGGATCGTATGGGTGAGAACTAGCCGCACGATATGGGAACCAACTAACGCCGTTATGTTTGCTCTCCTGGCGAATATAGCAAATTGTGAATCTGTCTGCGTAGTCGGGATTATCGTAAATTCTGATAAGTTTGTTTCTAGGATTTTCGAGCCGTTGGAATAGGGTCGGTTTCATGGTGTTAAGTGTTGCAAAGGGGGCGGGACAGGATGAGTACATCCGCGACTGGGGCGGGCTCAGCAGGGATCCCAGTGGACTCCCAGGCGGGGCCCCAGTGTCAGCGCAAAGTCCGGATACTGATCCGTAACGTCTGACAGATGACCGCGCCACACTAGCGCCGTAGCGTCATGGTCGTCTGATCCGTATCTGCTGTGATCATCCGCCCAATCGAGCAGAACGTCGGCCGCGTCGCGCTTCGACCAAACGTGCCGGAGCGACTGGCGCCCATGTGGCGCGGCAAAGGATCCGGATTGGCTGTGAGTCTGAACGGTGAGCTTCACTGTGTGTAATGCGGTAGGACTTAATTAAAACCTGAAGTCACCAGAATTTAATGCGACGCGAAACGTTAGGGAACAAAGGATGCGCGGCGATTTGCTCACGAAAAGCACAGCAAAAGGTGCGGTAACAATTTTGCTCTGTTGATTGTCCCCGCATCTCCTGCACACTTTGGAGCGTCTGTGCTGCTCGCATGTTCCAAGCGTATGAACTGAGCATCTCCGCGAGGATAACGCTTCCCTTCCCGCTGAGTCCCAGGCGACTGGCTAGCCAGCGACCGCGTCGTGTGCCGAATGCTTCTAGAAATTGGTCGGTGTTCATTGTCTGATATTCGGAGAATGGCGAGAATTGAGACTCCCCAGTCTGCGACTGGGTTTAGGCGTGAGACAGTCTGAGACGGTCTCAGGTTTTCAGCTTGCGCAGAATGGCAAACCACCTGAGCTGGGCTGCCTCATCATCACGGGCAACGGCGGCCGCATACTGCCTCTCAGCCTCTGCCGCAACGTCGATCGTCCCATCGGGCAGCCTGGCGATGCTCTCAGCCTCTGCTTGGCAGCCTCCTGCCGCCATAGCAGCGGCAGTGAGACGATATGCGGTGGCGCGACTGACGCCAAACAGTGACTGCAGAGCGGCCACAATATCCGCCCTAGGGTCCCCATCGGCCGCACACTGCGCCGCAAAGGCCGCAGCCGCGTCGGAGTTTGCTGCCATGCTCAGCCCCTCACGTAACCGGAGAACGTGCACAGCAGGGAAAAGGCCATAGAGGTTAACTCCTCACTCTGCCGGAATTGAATCAACCGGAAAATGTCCGAAACGCCGGAAGCGATTGAATCATCATCATCAAATTCAGCCCTTCCAGGATGGTCTGCGATCCATTGCGCAAGGGCAGAGTTTTCCCAATCCGTCAGTCTGTCAGCGACGCTATAGGCTGCGTCAGTGAAAGAGTCCAGATCCCAGACCTGAGATTCGGGCTCGCAATATTCCAGCAGACCATCAGTAATGTCTGAGATGGCCTGAAAACGCCAATCGTTGGGCAGTTCCCCTCTATGGGCCAACCTACATGCCTCCTGCAGCTGATCCCGCACGGGCTCCCAGTGCTCCCCGTCGGATAGGTGCACGTATTCCGTCCCATCGCTCCTGCGGGACGTGGTGAGGCATCCTGCCAGTGCCTGCAGCCATTGCTCAATTGTCTGGGGTGTGGTGATGGTGCTTGCCATGGTGTGATCCGTTGTTATGGTGGTTTGAGCCTAGGTGTATCTAGGGTGGGGATACTGCGTTAAAACTCTCCGAAGAACTCTGTACTGTCGTAACCGTCGGGAACTTCCCAAAGGTCGCCATCCTGCCAGAGTCTCCATGTAGTGCCTCGTTCGTCTGTCATGTAACAGGCATCAGTGATTGCCTGCCATGCCTCCCAATACCACTCGTGGTCCGGGCCAGACTGGCAGCACTGCACGTCTGACCACTGCACGTGCAGTGACTCGCACTCGCTCTCAGTGATGTCACTGCACCACAGTTGAGGGATGTAGACCCCGTGGTGATCGCTCAGCACTAGGCATGGTTCAGGCGTGGTGGTGGTGGTGGTCATGGTGCGCTCTGCAGGTGGGTCGTTTGGTCAGGGTATGCGAGGCATGCCGATTCTGTGATGATGGCATGCCACGTGAGGGTTGCGGTGCTGATCAGTAGGGTCAGCACTGCTAGGCAGTTGATAAAGGGCGTGGCTCTCATGGTTCAAATATCCGAGAGGATGCCTTGCAACGTTTGAATCTTCCCTAGCAGGCTCTGCCTGATGCGTGGTTCGTCAAGACACTCTGCCGCCAAGTCGCGGGTGATTTGCGCTAAGTGATCCCAGAATGGATGCGTGTTGCTGCAACCTGCGTCTAAATCCTCATAGATTCCCCAACAGGATTCTGTGCTGATGGTTCGGTGCTCATGGTGCAAACGCACCACGGCGCCGATGTAGGGGCCGACTGGCTCATCCTCGTTCAGCCGACCTTCGGGGTCTGCCGGTAGTTCCAACGTGAGACGCCAGGGGCCGGACTGCAGCAGATCAGTGCCGCATGGTTGCTGGGCGATGGTTCGCCCAGTGGTCAGCGCAGCATCCTGCCGCAACTGTTCTAGGTGGTTCAGCATGGCTCGATCGGAACCGGGGGGACACGGTCACCCTCTGCCGGTTCTCGCCTATCACCCTAGCGCACATGGGCGGCCATTGCGCAATGGCGCCGCAACACTCGGAAACCTAGGATGAAAGGCGAGAGCACTGGGGCGGATGACAGCTGACGGGGACGCCACACCGAAAAAGCGCCGCGTCAACTATTCCGCAATGGAGATTGCGCAGCAAGTGAACACAGTGCGCGACTGGCTCAGCCATGGGAAGCGGCCGCACCAAATACGCAGAATGTGCGCTGATGAGTGGGGCCTGTCTTATAGGACCGCCGAGAGTCGCATTGCTATGGCTCGGCGCGAGGCTGTGAAAGATCTGGATCAGCTGGATCGTAAGGAATTGGCCGCACAGGCGATTGAAACGCTGATGAAGGTGCAAGAGCAGTCGCTTGACACGCGTCAAGGGTCAAACGCCATCGGCGCCACTCGTCTGATGCTTGAGCTGGCAGGGATTCTGGGTCGGAGCGCCTAGGCGGCCAATCATGGCTACGTGGCGGGCTACGTGGTGGGGGGATGGGATGGGATGGGATGGCGTCAACGGGCGTCATGGGGCGCTGAACTCTCCCACCT